AACTCATCTTTGGTCACCTGCTCACCTCGAGCAATTACGACGACACACAGGAACGTACGACAGGTGGTCGAAACGGCTACGGCGCCAAGTTGACCAATGTCTATTCGTCCAAGTTTGCAGTCCGGATCTTGCACAAGAATCAAAAGTACGTCCAGAAGTGGTCCAAGAACATGACGGTCTGTGAGCCGCCAGTCATTACACAGTTGGCTGCAAAGGGTGGGTACGTCGACGTCGAGTTCCAACCCGATTGGTCCCGCTTTGAAGGCGGGTCGTCCCAGCTCCCGGATTTGCTCAAGGTGCTCACGAAACGCGTTTGGGAAGCGGCGGCGTGCTGCCCCAAGTGTCACGTGTACCTGAACGGTGAGCGCCTCGAGGTGAAGAGCCTCGAGGATTATGCACGTATGCACCTCGGTGATGTACCCCTGGCGACGCTCGGACAAGACATTGTCGTCGGCCATTCGACGACTGGGTCGTTTCAGCACATTTCGTTCGTCAACGGCATCTCGACGACGCAGGGTGGGACACACGTCGACCGGTTCGTGAATCAGCTGATACCCAAGTTGGCGACGGGGATTCGACCGGCGCAAATCAAGGCGTCTCTGTTCGTGATGATGCGTTGTACGATTGTCAACCCGACATTCTCGAGCCAGACCAAGACTGAGTGCACGTCCAAGGTGACTACAGAGTACGAATTCAAGCCCAAGTTTATCAAGGATGTCCTGGCGTCCGGTGTCGGTGATGAACTGACTGCTCTTGCCGTATCCAAGACTGAAAAGGAACTCAAGAAGACGGACGGTGCCAAGAAGAACAAGATTACGGGCGTCCCCAAGTTGGATGACGCCAACTGGGCCGGAACCGCCAAGAGTCACGAGTGTACCCTGATTGTGACTGAGGGAGACTCAGCCAAGACGCTCGCGGTCGCTGGGCTGAGCGTAGTAGGCCGCAATGCATACGGCGTCTTCCCGCTCAGGGGGAAACCGAGGAACGTTCGGGATGCTAGCGTAAAACAGCTCACCGAGAATGAAGAGTTTTCGAACCTCAAAAAGATTTTGGGCCTTCAGCATGGAAAGGTGTATACTTCACTGCGAGAACTTCGGTACGGCCGTTTGATGATCATGACGGACGCCGACCTGGACGGCAGTCACATCAAGGGTCTGGTGCTCAACATGATTCACCACTTTTGGCCGAGTCTGCTCGACCTGGGATTCCTGGTGGCGATGGTCACCCCCGTGATCAAGGCGGGCAAGGAGTGGTTTTTCACAGAGGAGGCGTTTCGGCAACGGGCCGGCCGGTCGACTGACGTCAAGTACTACAAGGGTCTGGGAACATCCACGTCAGCAGAGGCCAAGGAGTACTTCAAGATGATTGACCGTCTGACGGTCAAGTTTACACCGGATGCACGGACCGGAGAGTCGATGACGCTCGCCTTTTCCAAAGCCATGGCCGATGCGCGAAAGGGATGGCTCACGGAACACATGGCAAACACACCACCCGGTGTCGATTACGGAAACGTCAAAGCTCTCACCGTGACTGATTTCGTCCACCAGGACTTGGCCAACTTTTCGGTCGAGGACATTAAGCGTTCGATTCCACACGTCGCAGATGGCCTCAAACCATCCCAGCGCAAGGTGATTTACGCCTGCTTGAAGCGGAACCTGGTCAAGGATGCCAAGGTGGCGCAGCTGAGCGGGTACGTCGCCGAACACACAGCGTACCATCACGGCGAGGCGTCGCTCCAGGGCACAATCATCGGCTTGGCACAGAATTTCGTCGGCTCGAACAACGTCAACCTGCTTGAACCGAGCGGCCAGTTTGGAACGCGTCTGATGGGTGGGAAGGATGCAGCCAGTCCTCGTTACATCTTCACACGACTGGCTGAAAAGACGCGTCGGATCTTCGACCAGCGTGATGACCCAGTACTCAAGTACTCCTCGGAGGATGGTCAAAATGTCGAGCCGACGTACTACTTGCCTATCGTGCCTATGGTGCTCGTGAACGGCGCCGAGGGTATCGGCACAGGATTTTCGTCGTACGTTCCGCCGTACGATCCAAAGGTGGTGACGAAGAATATCCAGCACGTGCTTCGCGGTGAAGCGATGGAACCCATGAAGCCACACTTCAAGGGATTCAAGGGCAAGGTGACCAAGACGAAGGAGCACACATGGGTCCTAGAAGGGGTGGTTCAAGCCGAGGGGTCTCGGTGGCACGTTACGGAGTTGCCACCAGGCAAGTGGATTCAGGATTTCAAGGAGCACCTCGACGACTTGATCGAGAAGGGCACGATCCAAAAGTACGAGAATCACTCGACTGAGACCAGCCCTGACTTTTTCATCTGGGGTGGGATTTCTGGCGCGATGGAAGACCCCGTCAGGGAATTGGGCCTCGTAAAGACGGTCCACACGAGTAACATGTACCTCATCGGACCGAATGGTGCCGTGAAAAAGTACGAGAGTCCAGAGGAGATTTTGGTCGACTACCTCGAAATGCGTCTAGCGCTGTACAAAACACGCAAGGCCTACTTGGTCAAGGATCTCAAACACCAGGTGACTGAGAATACGCTCCGGGCGCGTTTCATCACCGAGGTGGCACACGGACGCCTCGAGGTTTTCAGACGGGCCCGAGCGGACATTGAGGCGGACATGACGCGTCTCGGTTTTCCACATGAGTTGCTCGTCTCTGTCAGAACGTACCAGTACACGGCTGAGGAAATCAACAAGGCGCTGACGCTCGTGAAAAACCTCCAGGCTGAACTCGCTACGCTCGAGGCGACGACCGTGTCGAACCTGTGGAAACAAGATCTTGAGTCTTTGTAGAGGATGGACACGAACTATTTAATTCGGGAACTCGTGCCACCGGATGCAACACCTTATCAACGAGCTCTTTTGACTGCTCGAATTATGCAAATTACACCAGAGTACATCCGATACAGACTTCCGGGAAATCCTTCAAACGATCAGATTCTAGATTTGTATCGATATGTTTTATCGCAACCAAAAATGGTACCTCCACCGCCGCCTCCACCGCCGCCGCCTCCTCAACCCACTCAAAGCCTAACAGTCCCTGGATTTTACGGACCGTCTTTAACTGCAAATGTCTTGTCGGTTTACCTGACACAGAATGCACCCATCCTACCTGGCATGACAATTACAGGTCTGACTGGAATTCAGCGGCGCGTCATCGTTCAGACGTACACATCCAACGTCTACGGTGACGTCATTATCAACCCAGGTCCACCTGCAATTTCGTTCCCTTACGTGGCGCTCGTGACGGCGACAATCCTAGGTGAAGGTACAGTTCCTGTGGCACCGAGTTCATTGCTTCAATTGACGTTTGAGTTTGAAAAGTTGACAAAGACGAGTTCGACTGCTCACGGATTTCGTGGTCCTATCGTGACTGGAAACACGTTCAGTGTATATATCGTCGACCAATTTACGGGACCGACGCCTGACAAGGATTGGAAAGTGACGGGGTTTAGTGACCCGTCGATGCTCCTCGTGGACGTTGCTGGAAACGTCACAGTGACAAAACTCACACCCGAGATTGGAACGTCGAACGTTCTGTCGGATACGATAACAAAGGTTCAGTCGTACATGTACAGACTCGATGTCGTGACAGACCAGCAGCAGGCGATTCCATTGCCGAGTTCCAATGTGCTCTTGACATTTACCCGACCTGGAACGCTGATCGAAAGCAAATACTACTCGATATACGATCCGAAAATCTTCGATGCGAGTCAGATAAAGGGTCAAGCGGCGGAACTGCGTGACCTCAATTCGAATGTATGGACAGACGTTCCAGCACCTCGCGACGCACTCATCGAAATGGCTGACCGTGGGTTCGGCACGGGTGCACTCACGGCAATCGCAGCCGTCGGTGCCCAGGAAAAGTACATGTACGGTGGTGAATCGCTCTGGATGCCGAAGATTATTCAGCATACACCGTTCTCAATCACACAGCGTTTCCTTTTGCCACTCAAATCCGGAAATGAAAAGTTTCTCAAATCGTCACGAACATTTTCGGTCGACATTCAACCCCGATCTGCCGGCGACCTCTTGTCGAACATGTATTTGTCGGTGTCTCTCCCGGCCCTACCGACGGGATACGATTATACACCTCTGGTCGGACGTGCAATCATAAAAAAGGCGGAGTTTCTGATTGACGGCCAACCCATCGAAACGTTGACGGATGACTGGTACATTCTTCGCGACCAGTTGTTCCTCGATGCGGACGAGAAACTCGCCATGTACCAAGCGACGAGTCTCGGTCAGAGCGAATCAAACGTCGTTCCAGCGACGGATGTCGTCAAGATGATGATTCCACTCGACTTTTTCTTTTGTCGGAGACATAGCGACCGTAAGATTGGTCGTGAAAAGCTCGAAAAGCCATTCTTTCCTTTGTGTGCTGTATTGAAACAGTCGATTACGGTTCGGTTCACGTTCCATGACTCGACGTGGATCACAAACGCAACAGTTGATGCATCTGGAAATCCTGTTGACATTATCGATCCAAGGGTACTTCTCGAGGAGATTACTCTGAGTCCACAGGAACGTTTGTACTATCAGAGTCACGAATTGAACTATAAAGTGAACCGTGTGTGGTCCGAGGCGGGCCAGCCATATTCGAAAGGCAAGGCTATTATGAACTTGACTGCCAATTTTCCAGTGTCTATGATCACGTGGTTCGTACGAAATCAAAATTATGAGAACGAAGGAAATGGAGCGTACTACAAGTCGAGGTATCAATACGGGTACAGCACGGATTATATCCTGGCTGCTGTACCTGTAACGTTCTTTAACGGCGTCACAATCAATTTTTTGGACATTATTCAATCGGGGACGTTGTATCTGAACAATCAGAATGTGCTTTCAAACTTTCCGGGCTCTTTGTACTACAGCTATAAACAGGCTCTCGACCACGGACTTTCAGTGCCTACGAAAAATATTTACATGTACTGCTTCGGAGACAATCCCAAAGAGTACAATCAGGAGGGGTACGTCGATTTCAGTACACTCAACTCACAGACGACGCACTTGGATTTGGTGTTTGATCCGATTCTTTCACCTCAGATTGAAAAGTCTTACACAATGTACCTTTACTACTATGGGTATGTCCCTCTTCGAATTTCCGGCGGATATGCAACACTCCTTTCTCAGTGATGTAATCGACGATGCCGTTGACGATGCACCAGCGGATGAAATTCAACTGAGCTATCGTCGTCGTAAATCCCTGAAACTCGATCCGCTCAGTACGACAAAACGGATCGAAAAACTTTTTCGAATAGCCATCCAGTGATGACTTGTAAGCCACGTGAACCGTAAACTGACGCCCCGTCGGCGTCGTATACGTCACGTTCGTCTGACGAGAATAGTTTGTCACGAACCATTCGAGGTTCCTGAGAGACACTCCGCGCCTGTGTTCAAGGATATCCTTGAGTTGTTGGGTGTGTTCAGGGACTTCAAAAAATCGCCGGAGCGCCTCGAGAAGGAGGTCACTCCGCGTCGCCATGAACAACTATGTGCGTTTATTTTTAAGCGTTTCTTCCATAGATGACGTCCATTGTCCGTCAGACCCGTCTTTTGAGAAGGTACCACGTCGCTGCGGCTGCAACCAGTGTCCATCCGGCGAGGTGGTCCACATGGTCCATTATGGCAATCTTTTCCGGTGGCAGATCGTTGAACGCCTGCTTGTACCCGGGTGGTTTGAAAGGAAGCCAGATGTACCTGCCGAAAGGAACAGCGGTCGGTTGCAGCTTGTTTTCGCAGTTGTAGCTCCAATCGTACCACGCCAGAGCAATGTATGGGAACCAAATCAGGAAAGCGAGAATCCAGAGGTTTTTGTGCGGTGCGTACCAGTATCCGAGGGACAAGATTAGCGTAAAAACAATACACTTGATATTGAATTCGAACGGTTTGCCTGGGAAGAGTCCACCAGCCATTATATATCTATTCGAGAGTTTTTTCCACGTTCACACGCCGGACACCCTGCGAGAAACATAGGCGGTAGTGAATGTGTATGAACAGGTGCTGGTGCCAACAGTGAAAGTTGAGATCTGGACGGTGCAATCGCACGCTGAACCGGCCTCTGATCCTTGTGACAGCTGCAGTACCCCGACCCATCCTTGACGCCACGTTTACACTTTTGCTTCGACTTGCTGAGACCGTGGCAAACGTTTCCGTTCCATGCACTCGTCGAATTTTCGCTCGCGGTCCGAAGAAGCTGTTGCAAAGAAATGTCAAACGTCTGACTAATCTTTTCAAGAGCCTTTGTCATGCGTTCAACGACGCGTCGCTCCACCTCGTCTTCGATGAGTTGAGCAATCTGTTGTTCCATGATTTTTCATGGTCCAGAACTTTTATCTCAGTATACACTAAATGCCCAACTCACCCAGGACCGCAGCAGCGCGTCGCGCGGCGAATAACCGTGCGCGTGTCCGTGCCTATTACAACAACCCTGCTCGGAGAGCCTGGGCCGCTCGTGTCATTCAGGCGCGCGTCCGTGGTATGCTGACTCGTGGACACCTTGCAAACCCGGCTTGGGGTCGCACGTACGCCAACATCGTCGCTGGTCGCCCAGGTCTGGGGCACAGAGCCGTCATGCGTCGTGTGTTCCAGCGCCCAAACAACATGCGCGCCTACGGTGCTCGCATTCGCGCCGGTATCCGTCACGGCCCAGAGCACTACGTCACGCCGACGAGCAGCCGACTTTGGCGCCAGAATTACATCGCAATGGGGCCAAAAGCTTGGAAGGGTATGGTGAAGGGAATAAACGGTCCTCGTGGATCCATTTCCAGACGTACCCCCTCCCCGAAGCGCAACAACAACAACCTGTACCGTTAAAAACTATCGCGGCTTGATCGTAAAATAACTAGCAATTGACGGTGTCGTCAGGTAATCCACCGACTTGAAGATCGTCTGGAACGGGTTCGCACCCACCAGCGGCTCGAGCAAGTCACATACAGGTTTGACCAGTTGGTGTTCAAAGTAATACACGTAATCGAGCGGAATCTTGTTGTCGGTGACCCACGACGGATCCTCCGCCTTGTCACACAAGAGACCAGGCACCTTTGTAATCAAAAACGCGACCCGGTCCCCGTTTTGGGGCTCGGAACCCGGTGCGCGTTTTCGAATCTTGTCGCGGACCTCGACGTGTGGAACGCGCGTCTTGTATTCAGCCCCGAGTTGTTTCGACATTGTGAGCTCCTTCGGATCCACTTTGCCCTTGAGGAGCGCCTTGGCAGACGCCCGGGCGTACTCGATGGCAGGTCTCGGATCCTCGGAGTTGAGCACGAGGTTCAGGAGTTGTTTGAGGACGCCACGGACGTACATGCACGTGTCGCGTCGAACCACCTGGAGACCCTTGACGTCAATCTTTTTGAACACGACGGCATCCCCTTTCTTCTCGTACATTTTAGCTGCGTACCGCTTTTTCGAGTACAGGAAATACGGACAGTACACCTTCTCGAGCTCCAGATCGTTCGGCGCCTTGAACAATTTGGAACACTGTTCGGACGCCTGTTCCCCGAGTTCCCACGAGTAATCGATCGCATCTTGACCTTTGCGTCCCTGAACGTCAAATTCAACCATCACGGAATCGGTATCTCCGTACCGCACTTTAGCACCCGGAAAGTGTTCTTCGACGTAATTCTTCGTCTCTTCAATCATCTGTCGACCACGCATCGTGACGGTCGATGCAATGGCGACGCACGGCAACATCCCTTTCGTCGCACCCGTGAATCCGTAGATTGAGTTCATGGAAATCTTGTACGCGAGCTGCTGGCCGTTGTACACCGCCTCCATCGGAGTTCCTTCAGCCTGAGCCATCAGTTTTTTCGCCTTTTTGCGGAACGCGGCGAGCTCATTCAGAATGGCTGGGAGGAGACTAGGAACTCCTTGAGCGAAACGGTACGGTCCGTACTGTTCGTATGTAACACCGGGGACGTTTGCAAACCTGGGGTCGATAACCAGGCTTGAATAACACAGATTATGAGCACGCATGATGCTCGGATACAGGCTAGCAAAATCAAGGGCGGTGATTGGGCCATAGTATGCACCAGTCTGAGCATCGAGAACGGTCGCCCCTTGATATTTCTCGTCACCCGTAGCTTTAGAGTACAATGTCGGAATCATAAACCCGAGTTCGCGCGCCTTACGTGCCAACTGTGAAAACACCTTAATCTGTTGACCGCGCTCGCTCAGGTACGCCAGAGGGACCCACGTCGCCTTGGCCATCTCGACGAGATTCTGAATCATACAAATCTTTTCCGAAATGCGGTGCGGAAGTTCCGTATCCTTGATACAGTACTCCGCCACCTCCCCGAGCAAGACTGGATCACCGCCTCGAAACCGAGTAAACATCTCCTTGACAGGCATGTCAATCTTCTGATCCTTCAAAAAGTGCGTCGAGACGGCATTCAGCGAATACGACTCGAGTTTATGTTCACGCTTGATGTCCTGAAACATATCAAACACGTACCGCCCAAGCATGGGAACCATCTTCAGATCGTTGGAGCCGAGCGCGTTGGACGCCAGGTGTTTCACGACGAGTTCGTTCGGGATACCACGCAGACGACCCCACATGTGTGCATCCGGTCCTGCGACGGTCACAACCGCACGAGTGTACAGGTACTCCAAATCGAACCCGAAGATGTTCCAGCCAGTCACTATGTCTGGATCCAACTCCCTCAAGTACCGACCGAGGCGTTCGAGCATCTCACGCTCCGTGTTAAACGACTCACATTCTGGACCGTTCGTCTGCTTGACACAGAAACACTTTCGATCAAAGTACCCTTCGCGACCAAACTCCTTTGTCGTGACAGCCACCTGGAAACATGTGTCCTTCTCCTTGAATGCGTTCGGGAACGCCCCCGATTCCGAGTACGACTCGATATCGAGGCTTGCGATCCTCAGAGGTGCAATGTCGTCGCGGTCGACAGGTTTCAGGGTTCGCCAATCCGACACGCACAGATCAATGTCGCACGACGAATCGTGGCCCGGACTCGCAGACTCATGCACCTGGACCCACCCGGTCGACTTGATTTCGGACCTGTGCATGAAACGCAAAACTGGATCGAGATTCTTCTCGTACACCTTGAGTCCTCGAGGACGACACTCCTTCATGTCAGCGAGTGTCCTGAACCCCAACTTGAGAAACGTGTACTCTTCCTGATTCCGAAACCCCCATAGATCTTTGCGTCGAATGACGGCTGAATTGTACGGCTGAATCTCTTGAATCAGCGCCTTTGGACTACGATCGGGCGGTACCTTGACGAAAAAGTACGGCTCGAACGGTGTTTCGACGTGAACAGACTTGCCATCCTCCGTCCGTCCGAAGATGTGAATGACGTACTCGGAGTCTGTATCCTCGCCGTGCCACGCAACGGCTTGGAAACTCACCATACGGTTTTAGGGTTTTTTAACTTTAGTCTCAGTCACCTTCCGGCTTCCCATGACCATTGAAAAGCGAGTTTTCGGTTTGAACCCTTTCAGGTACTTTTTGTATTCTTTACCATTCCATTGAGGAACGTAGTACCCCTTTGAATCTTTCATAATGACTGTACCGTCTTTCCAATCACCATACCATACCATGCGTTTCATTTTCTATTAGGCGAGATAATCGTTCCTCACCATACGCTGGACGAGGTCCTGAAAAGAAACCTTCGGGGCCCACCCAAACGCCTTTTGAGCCTTGGTCGAGTCACCAATCAGGTGGTCCACCTCAGCGGGTCGGTAAAACTCGGGGCTGATACGGACGAGGACATCACCGGTAATCAAGTCCGTGCCGTATTCAGAGTCACCCGACCCGTGCCACTCGATGCGTTTGCCGATATACAGAAATGCAAGTTCAACAAACTCGCGAACCGAGTGCGTCTCGCCAGTCGACAGAATGTAATCATCAGGAACGTCCTGCTGCATAATCTGCCACATACCCTCGACGTAATCCTGGGCGTGACCCCAATCGCGCTTGGCGTCGAGGTTTCCGAGCACAATGGGAAACTGACGAGCCCCGATCGCCTTGGTAATCTTACGCGTCACAAACTCTTCACCGCGACGCTCGGATTCGTGGTTGAAGAGGATGCCGTTGCAGGCGTACATCCCATAAGACTCTCGGTAATTCTTTGTAATCCAGAACCCAAAAAGCTTAGAGCACCCGTAGGGACTTCGAGGGTAAAATGGCGTGGTTTCAGTCTGTGGGGTCTCAACCACCTTTCCAAACATCTCGGAGGTTCCAGCTTGGTAGAATCGGAATCGGTCAAGTGGATATCCAGAGAGACGAATCGACTCGAGCCATCGGAGAACTCCGATGGAGTTGACGTTGGCAGTAAACTCAGGCTGCTCAAAA